GCCTTTGCCGAGGATGAAAAGGCCGCAGCTCGTTTAACTCAATCCGTAAAAAACCTTGGCCTCGGCTTTGAGGATGCACGGATTAAAACTTTTATATCAGATCTCGAAGCTGCCGCAGGGGTAGCCGATGACGTGTTACGTCCGGCTTTCCAAACTCTTTTACAAACTACCGGCTCAGTAGCTAGATCTCAAGAACTCTTAACTCTTGCTTTAGACATCTCCGCCGGTAGTGGAGTCGATGCGGCTGAGGTCGCTAAAGATTTAAGTATGGCCTATCTAGGGCAGACCAAGGGCCTATCTAAATATAATACGGGCCTCACAAAAACCGAGCTAACGGTAGCCGGCTTTACAAAGCTACAAAGTAAATTAACGGATCAATACTCCGGACAAAATGCCGAAAGACTAAAGACCTACGCCGGACGGATGGAGTTTTTAGGAGTAGCTGCGGGTAATGCTCAGGAGATTATCGGTAAAGGTTTAGTCGATGCTTTAATGATTTTAAGCGGCGATACTACGGTAGAAGAACTCGCCGATAGTATGAAAACGGCGGCCGATAATACATCGACGCTAATTACAAACGTCGCTAAACTTATTAAAGCTATTAACGCTCCTATCAATGTCGCCGCCGGCGGCTTAGCATGGTTTATTGAAAAAACCGATAAGTACGCAGATTTAATTTTTGCTGGAGATCCCTCCGGTTTTCTTACTAAACCTGTAACTAAAACTCCGGGTACTGGAGCGCGCTCTGCATCTCCGGCCGGTACCTTTGCAGCATCCAAGGCCCGGGCTAAAGCTGAGGCCGATGCAACCCGCAGAGCTAAAGAACTATTAGCACTTACCAAGAAGCAACAGATAGCCGACAAAAATAAACTTTCGTTATCTAAGGCTGCCGCCGTATTCGATAGCACTCGTATCTCTATAGCCGCAGCTCTACAGGCTACGTACGACAAAGAGACACGCCTACGCCTTGAGGCGCTTATGGCTATTGAGGACGATAACGGCGAGTTAGCTCTAAAGAAAATTAACGAGCTTGCAGCTCTACAAAAGAACGCAGACATGGCCAAACTAGCCGGCGTTACTCAGATTAGCGAGAAAACTTTAGCTGCGCTTAACACTCAACTCCTAACAGAGCTAAAGGGTATTAACGATAGCAAGATGGCCGAGAGCGATAAAGAGGCTGCTCGTCAGATAGCGTTCGGTAAATATAACGCAGCTATTACCGCAGCCGGAGAACTGGCAGCTAAAGAGAGCTATAGCGAGCGCGTACAGATCCAACTAACCGAGATAGCTCGTCTAGCCTCTTTGAGTAAGACTACAAGCGCTGCCCTCACTCTTACAAAGCTCCGCGAGTCTGAGGAGCTCAGCATGATAGACCGCGTAGCTAAGGCTCAAGCTGCCGCCGATGCGGCACGATTAAAAGCTCTGCAAGATTACATAGCTCTACTCGGTAAAGTCGGCTCCGGTGGCAATACCGCAGGTTTGACCGATAGCGGCGTAGGCTCCCTTATACCTGCGGGAGCTACTTTTAACACGGTCTCGGAGTTTGCTGCACTTACCGAAAACTTATCTAGTGGAGTTAATGCGTTCGATTTATTCTCAACTCTTACACCGGATCAACAAACCGGACTAGGAGGCTATAGCCCTTATATGAACTATGGCTCCGGATATGCTCAAACCTATAATATTAATATAAACGCAGGCGCTATAGCTGCGCAGGATGAGTTTGCTGGTCTTATCCAAGACACTATCCAACGCCTTAACCGAGGCGGAGATCCCTTAACTACTGCGGGCGTATTATGACCGTCCCTACGATTAACGCTCTTATTAACTTTTCTACGGGTCCATCTTTTGCGCAGGCTATGATTTTAGATACTGGCATATTGGGAACTAATATTCTGGCCGATGCCGAAGCTCTTATCGTGGATGTATCTAACGTAGTCGATGGCATTACTACTACTCGAGGCCGTAACGCTCAGGCCGACGTATTCCAAACCGGTACCCTTACTCTGCGTATCGTGGACCAAAATGGCGATTTTAACCCGCAGAACCCTGCCGGACCTTATTACGGTTTACTCACTCCACTCCGTAAGGTGCAGATAACTGCCAGTTATGCCGGTGTCGAGTATCCACTCTTTAGCGGCTTTATTACAGGCTATACAACTACTACGCCAAAGATGGCTACCGATGTCGTTTATACAACTATTACGGCCGTCGATGCCTTTAGACTTTTCCAAAATAGTCAGATATCGACCGTTACTTTAGCTGCCGCCGGTGACTTACCGGGCGAGCGCGTAAACGCTATCCTCGACGAAATAGCTTGGCCTCCATCCATGCGCGAAATCCAATACGGAGACACGATTTTCCAAGATGATCCGGGTACGGCTCGGACGGCTTTAGCTGCCTTACAAACGGCAACTATCTCCGAGTACGGCGCTTTATATATAAACGCTCGAGGATCCGTAGAGCTGCACGATCGCGCCTTTTGCATAGAGTCGCAGGCTTTGCCGCCGGTCGTATTTAATGACGACGGCAGCGAGATTACTTACTATAACGCCGTGTGGCGCTTGGACGATACGCAGGTATATAACCAAGCCTCTATCACTAAAATAGGCGGTACGGCTCAGCTTGCGCAAGACGATGCCTCTATCGAGGAGTACTTTGCTCACTCATATAATCAACAAAATCTAGTAATGAACACGGATGCAGATGCCCTCAATTATGCTCGGGCCTATGTGGCAAGCCGTAAAGATACTGCTACTCGATGCGATGCGGTAGAGCTAGACCTTTATACAGATAACTATAACGATGGCATTATCGCAGCTCTTGATCTAGATTTTTTCGACCCGGTATCGGTTACTACTAATCAACCTGGGGGATCTACTCTCTCGCAGACTTTACAGATTTTCGGAGTGCAGCATCGAGTAACGCCTAACTCTTGGAAAACGACTTTTACAACACTAGAGCCGATTATCGACGGCTTTATACTAAACTCATCTCTATACGGAGTGCTCGGTACCTCCGTGTTAGCATACTAAGGAGTAAGAATATGGCGGCTGGATTAGGTTTTAAGACCTTTACCACCGGTGAGGTATTAACGGCCGGCGATGTAAACGGCTACCTCATGCAGGGGATTAACGTTTTTGCATCATCGGCAGCGAGAGCAGCAGCAATCACGTCTCCTCAAGAGGGCCAGTATTCTTTCCTAAAAGATACTAACGCTCTTGAGTATTACGACGGTGCAGCTTGGGTAGGTGCTCCGGTCGGTGACATCACGGCGGTAACTGCCGGTACAGGTATTAGCGGCGGCGGATCATCGGGCGACGTAACTATTACTAACTCAATGGCTACGGCAATAGATGCTAAAGGCGATTTAATTGGCGGCACAGGCGCGGATACTTTTAGCCGTCTTGCCGTAGGAGCTAATGACACAGTACTTACAGCGGACTCAACTGCCGCAACAGGCTTAAAATGGGCCACACCCTCAAGCGCTGCAACTTTTAGAGGCGTACAGGTGTATAAGAGTGGCACTAATCAAACTGTAAATAACGCAACTAACACTTTAATTACGTGGAATAGTGAAAACTTTGACTCGGACGGTTATCACGATAACTCTACAAATAATGAAAGATTAACCGTACCTGCTGGTTTAGCGGGAAAATATTATATTTATTACAATTACCAGTTATATTGTAATGCAACTACTGCAATAACGCGCCTCTATAAAAATGGCGTTCAGATTCAACTAGGTAATTTCCAAACAGTAGGCGGCGGTATTGAAAACACAATGCAACTTTATTTAGCGGCTGATTTAGTGGCTACAGATTATATTGAAGCCTATGTTTATCAGGCAGGCGGTGCTGCTGGCTCAATTAACGCTTCAGCTGGAGCTTCATATAGCTCTTTTGGTATGTATAGAGTGGGAGTTTAATTATGGATTTTTACACGCTAATAACTGAGGCATATCCGGAATTAACAATAGAGGATTTTCATCCGAATAAAGGTTCAATTCTTTTACAGGATGACGGTGACGGTATCCAATACATAGCAAAATGGGATTATTCTGAGCCAATTCCTGCTGGGCTAAAACTCGGTAAATAATGGAGACAAGCTACAACGGATACCCCGCCTCTAAAGATGCGGCCGAGATAAATATAAAGTCCTACCCTGTAAAGGGTACGGATCGTAAGCTAAGGTGCGCCGAGAGTGTTGGGCCTCTCTTGGCGGCCTTTGCTGCGGAGTTTCATGAGTTAATCGAGCCGATAGATAACGGCGGTTTAGACGATTGGGGTTATGCCTTTCGGATGGTACGAGGCACTACTGACAAACTCAGTAACCACTCATCCGGGACGGCTATAGATCTCAATGCAACTCGGCACGCTCTCGGCAAGGTAGGAACTTTTCCGGCTGAAAAGGTACCTATGATCCGGGCGCTCGCTAAGAAATACGGCCTCAAGTGGGGCGGCGATTACGTTAATCGTAAAGACGAGATGCATTTCGAGGTAGAGGTATCAGCTACAAAAGCGAAAGAACTAATAACAAAGTTAGGATTACAAGATGCCTAAATCGGCAGTTTTCTCAGTAGGTACAACCGCAAGCGTAGTAGTACCGGCTTTAATTGGAGATCAGAGCGTTTACTTACATAGTGCAAGCGGTACGTTATACATCGGTGGTACAAACCTAACTACGGCTAACGGTTATCGCATGGATAACGGCGATAAACTGACCATTATGGTAGGCGATAACGAGGCCTTATACGCCATTACTACGGCGGGTACGGCTACTCTCTACGTGTTGAGTCAGATCAATTAAAGGGCATTACAGGAGAGCAATATGAAAAAGCAAGCTATCGAGGCGGGTAAGTCATATCTCCGCGCGGCTATAAGCTGCGTAGGAGCTCTATACCTATCCGGTATTACAGATCCAAAAGTATTGGCTAACGCGTTTATCGCCGGGCTAATCGGACCACTACTAAAAGCAATAGCTCCTAATGAGGGCGCTTACGGAGTAAAGGCTAAGTAATGGAAAGAGCTCAGCTCGTAATCGGTCTCGCTTTGGGGAGCGTTGCCATTTTGGGGTTAGGAGCTGGGCTCGTCCGTCACCTAGTTAAGTTTTATCTATCAGAGCTAAAGCATGATGGTAACGGCGGCCATAATCTCGCCGGGCGTGTCGAACGTATTGAGAACCAAGTGGACAAAATATACGAGATTTTGTTAGAGGCTCGCCTGCGCGCCTAATTGCTTTATGTCAGTACATAGCCTCATAATTAACAGACAAACGCCGAGAGGGCTACTCGGGTAGTAGCTGCATCGGCCTTAACAAAGGGCGAATATATGAACAGTTTGGATATATTGGTGGGCCTAGGTGCCTGCGGTTTTTGCTTTATTTTGATGGTCATGGGTTACTCCATCGGCTATCGCGAGGGACACGGCGAGGGTTACATCCGTGGCCGTGCTATTGCTAGAGCTCTGAAAGAACAGGAGCTAATCTAATGGGGTTTTTAGATAACTACGAGGACGTAAATGCTCGTATCAAGCGCTTTAGATTCGAGTTTCCGTCCGGGCGCTTAATTGCCTACATCGAGGACATCGACATAATTAAAGGCACGGTGCTAGTTAAAGCTGAGGCCTATCGGGAGTACGAGCATGCAGTACCGAGCGCCGTCGATTACGCGTTTGGTAACGTCTCGACCTATCCGAATAATATGAAAAAATGGTTTATAGAGGACACAATTACAAGCGCTTACGGTAGGTGCATAGGCCTACTAACTCCGAGCCTAGAATTTAACTCGAGGCCTACGGCTCAAGATATGCAAAAGGTAGAGACACTACCGGCAGACTCTGACCCATGGAGTACGAAAGCCTCTATCGAGGATATGGCAACGATGGCGAGCTCGATCCAAGATATAGCCAGTAGCTTAGGCGGTGAGCTAGTAGCTGCTGCTCCGCGATGTGCTCATGGCTCGATGATATGGGCCGAGGGAACTGCGAAATCTACGGGAAAACCGTGGGCGGCGTATAAATGCACGGAGAAAAACCGCGCTAATCAATGTAACCCACTATGGCACGTGCTGGCAAGCGATGGTAAATGGAAGCCTCAAGTATGACAAAAGCCAAGCTCATAAA